ATCTAAGCTCTGGTGGGTATTCACACAACGAAATTTAAATGTTCTACAAGATCCAATTTATGATTTTATTCCAGGAGTACAAATTTACATACCTAAGGGTGTTAGCCTAACCAAGTTGATGGGATTATAATATGGGTTTATTAAATTCAGCAACTAATGCAATCGGCGCCACTAATCGAGTTGTTGGTAACATAGGACAAGCAACCAGTAGTATATCTGCGGTTACTCAGTCCGCTGCTCTTATACGAAGTTCGGCAATTAACGGATTAACTAATACAGGCAGCGGCGTAGTAGGACAGATAGCAGGTGTTGCCAATGCAGCCGCAGGAATTGCTGCCGGAGTACAAGGTGCTATAGCAGGCGCAGCTGGCCTTGCCGGTGCAGCCGCAGGAGTTGCAGGTGCATTGGGAGCAACTGGTCTTGCAGACGCATTAGGCGGCTTTGCAGCAAGTTTAGGTGGAGCCACTTCTGCAGGCGGTGCAGACGGAGGTGTTCCGTCAAACCCTCTGCACAAATATGCATCGTACACTTATATGTTTGGATTATATGCATTAACGGACGGCGAAGTCAATGGCGGCCAACGAAGTCCGTACGCAGGTATTCCTATTATACAAATGCCTAACGGTCCAACAATTGGTGCTACTACCTTTATGGACAATGTTAAAATATCTGGAACAATTGGACTAGACAAACAATCAGGCAACAGTAATGCGTTGAGTATAAGTTTTAAAGTTATTGAGCCATATAGTATGGGTAAATTTTGGGAAACCTTACAAACAGCAGCTTTGACGGCAGGACATAAAAATTATGTTGATGCTCCTTACATGCTGGCAATTATTTTTAAAGGCCACTTTAACGCAGACGAACAGTTTCAAAAAGTTCCCAAGACTGACAAATACATTCATATGAAAATTAGAGAAGTTAGTATGCGTGTTACTGCTCGTGGGTCAGAATACGATATTGAAGCGTATCCTTGGAACGAACAAGGCATGTCAAGTAGTTTTTCTGAAATCAAAACAGATGCAATGATATCTTGCGACAGTCCTAAGGGTCCCTACACTGTAGAAGGCATACTATCAACCGGAGCTAAAAGTTTAAAAGCAGTTATTAATGATAAACTTAAAGATGATAAAAATAGAAAGAAAAACGTTACCTATGCACACGAAATAGATATTGTATTCCCAACAGCACCATATACTAGTAACGATATGGGTAACCCAATAGGATTATCTAAACTAGGCCTTGATGTATACAATAAAGGTGACACTCCAATGGCAAAAGATAATGCGGCATACGATCCTGCTACTGGAATTTATACACGCGGCAATATTCAGATAAATGCAAAAGATGCAAACTTTAAATTTGCCCAAGGTGCCACAGTACAAGACATTATTAATCAAGTTATTCTTACTAGCGATTATGGAAAGAAAGCATTGGAAGAAGCTAATCAAACAGCTGACGGCAAAGTTACCTGGTGGAGGATTGAAACTCACTTGCATAATATTTCCGATGAAGATCCAAAAACTGGATCAAAAGCTAAAAAAGTTATTTTTAGAGTAGTTCCGTATCTAGTAGACGCCACGGTATTCACAGCACCTAACACTGGTTCAAAAGGTTCTGCCGGCATGGCCATCTCTCGAGATTACAATTACATATACACAGGTAAAAATCATGACATACTTGATTTTGCTATAGAGTACAAGGTTGGTTTTTATCGTGCATTTAACGCAGACGGCGGAAAAAATTCTGAAGATAAAACATTAGCTCAGGCCAGCGGTGGCGCAGCAGATTCACCAGGCGGTGGCGCAGGTGCATCAGAAGGGCAACCACCTGGAGGCTCTGGACCAGAAAGAAAGAAAAATGATTCTACAGGAACAAGCACTGCTAAAGCAGGCGGAGGAACTAATTTTGATGACGCTGCAACTACAGCAGCAAGACAGTTCCATGATATGGCAACTCGCGGTTATGACATGTTAAACTTAAATCTAAAGATTTTAGGTGACCCTTATTTCCTTGGTGATAGCGGTCACGGTAATTTTACAATTCCCACTGCCGGCAGTGGAATAAACACGGCAGGTTCGGTTGATTGGCAAACAGGTGAGGTTTTTATTAAAGTAACATTCAGAACTCCGGAAGATGCTAATACAGACACCGGCTTGTATGACTTTGCAGGTGGCACAAAACCAGTCAAAGAATTTACAGGATTCTACAAAGTGTTACAAGTTGAAAACGAATTCAGTAGAGGTAAGTTTACTCAGGTATTAGGACTAACTAAACAAACAGTAAGCGAAGGCGGCGGCGGCAGCTTCCCAGCTAAAGAACCTGCACCGAACGATCTCGGTGACTTTTACGGATAATTAAACATGGCAGAAGAATTTAGAAAAGGCGCAAATGCAGAAACGCCCGACGCAGGCCCTTTCTTAGCTAAAATTGTTAGTCATCTTGACCCAACATATATGGGTACTCTTGAAGTGCAGATACTGCATGAAACAGGTAACGATGAAGATAGAGAAGGACAGCTACGTACTGTAAAATATCTAAATCCGTTTTACGGATCTACACATATTGACTACGTCAGTGACGCTTCTGATACACACGATAATACACAAAAAGCCTACGGCATGTGGATGATTCCACCTGACGTTGGTACTATTGTTATGGTAATTTTTATCGGCGGCGACACTCGAAAGGGTTTTTGGATGGGCTGTGTTCAGAACGAAGATATGAACTTTGCTATTCCAGGATATGCTGCTACCCAATACGTTGCAGGCGATAGTAGAGAAACCGATACTGAAAAAGAAAGAGTACCTGCAGGCGAATACAACAAAATACTTCATCCTGACTCTGAAAGCGACACTACAAAGAAAGATAAGCCTGAGCATCCCGGTGCTACGGCAATGGAAAAACAAGGTTTACTCAAAGACGATATCCGAGGTATTACCACATCAAGTGCTCGACGAGAAGTACCTAGTATGGTATTTGGTATTAGTACTCCAGGACCTGTCGACAAAGCTGGTAAGATTGGTAAGGTGGGAAAATACGAACACAAAATTCCTAATGCATTTGTTAGTAGATTAGGCGGCTCGTCATTTGTAATGGATGATGGTGATGACAAGTTTTTACGTAAGAAGTCAGCATCTGAAGGTCCGCCCGAATATGCTGCGGTTGAACTAGGTGAAACTGACGGCATTAAAACTATCTTACACAACGAGTTAATTCGATTGCGTACTAGAACAGGACATCAAATCTTAATGCACAACAGTGAAGATTTGATCTATATTAGTAACAGTCGTGGTACCGCATGGATTGAACTAACTAGCGACGGAAAAATGGAAGTTTACGCAGAAGATAGCATTAGTTTTAGAACTAAACAAGATTTTAATTTCTATGCCGACCGTGATATTAACATGGAAGCAGGTAGGAACTTTAACACAAAAGTTAAAGGAGAAAAACACACCCATGTTGTAGGCGATCAAATTTTAATTGTAGACGGCAATCAAAAAATACAAATTAAACAAGACGTAGATAAAACTTACGAGCAAAATTATAAACACCATGTAAAGTTACAAGTGGATAAACTGTACGAAAAAGATTTCCTACACACTGTTTATAATAGTGTAATTGAAAATTTTGTTACACGAAGTGGTACAGTTAAAACTACTACTGGTGGCAACACTGATGTTATTATTAACGGAAACATTAAAATAACACACAATGGATCATTTGACCATACAGTTACTGGCGATAGAAAGATTACAACTGGCGGAACTCATCATATTAAAACTACAGGAAATCATTTAGAAACTGCTAATCAGATTCATATGAATAGTACTAGTCCCGGCAACCCAGCACAACCAGCTGCTCCTGCAGCTGGCGGCCCTGATGCTGCTGAAGCAGGATTACCACAGAGATTAAAATTGCATACTATTGTTGATTTAACCAGTCAAGATGAGTGGCAATCATTGATTAGCACAGAATCTATAATGCGTAGAATACCTACGCCAGAACCATATCCTCATCATGAAAACTTAGACCCATTAAACTACAAACCAGAAAAACTTGATAGAGATAAAGATGGCGTTAGGTATGAGTCTACAGACGGTGAAGAATTAACTGATCAGAGTGATTTTACAGCTGACATGAATGAACCAGCAGGCGCTTGGAGAACGTACAGTACAAGCACAGATACATTTGCTAAGGTTCCAGCTCCTAATCAAGAGCCTGAAGAGGAGTAAATACTAAATGGTAACCAAATCTCGATTATACGATAAGATCACCTTACAAGGTAGTACACGCAGCCAAGTCACGCCAGGAGCTAAAACCTATAAAGGTTTCAGCACAGTATCGACTATTTCTGAAAGTTTTGCACTATACGATCTACAGTTAATCAAACAAGATATATTAAATCATTTTCATATCAGACTCGGCGAACGATTAGAGCAGCCCAACTTTGGTACTATTATATGGGATGTGTTATTTGAACCATTAACTGATGAATTAAAAGATTTATTGGCTAAAGATGTTGAAACTATCATCAACTATGACTCTAGAGTACGTGCTGAACAGATAATCATATCAACGTATGAATCTGGCATACAGATAGAATGCGTACTGATTTATTATCCTTACAATATACAAGAAGCCATCCAATTAAAGTTTGACAAAGCCAACGGCTTGTCAGGAATGTAATTAACTACACACATAATAATATACGCTAAATACTCAATAATTGGGAAGGCGTATGTCAACAACTGATAGACAAAATAGATTACTAGTAGC